AAAAAAGAAGAAGATAAAGACGAGTTAAAAGAATATAGTGAAGGAGTTCAAAAAAGAATTGCTAAACTAACTCGTAAAATGAGAGAAGCAGAAAGACAGCGAGAAGAAGCTGTTCAATATGCTCAATCAGTTACTCACGAAAAAGATAGAGTTGTAAATAGATTATCTAAATTAGATAAATCTTATGTTAGTGAATTTGAACAACGAGTAACCACTAATCTACAAGCAGCCAAGCAAGCATTAAAAACTGCTATTGAAGCACAAGATGTTGAAGGACAAATTGTAGCTCAAGAACAGTTAGCAAATTTAACTGTTGAATCAGCTAGATTAAATGCTTTAAAAGCTGTGGAAAGAGAAGAACCTTCTAAAGAAAAACAAGTTAGAATTAATCCACAACAACAGCAACAACCCGTTTCAGACCCTAAAGCAGAAAACTGGGCTTCTAGAAATGGTTGGTTTGGTAATGATTCAGCTATGACTTATACGGCGTTTGATATACATAAAACGTTAGTAGAGAAAGAAGGATATGACCCTAAGACAGACGAATATTATGAGGAAGTTGATAAAAGAATAAGACTTGAATTCCCCCATAAATTTGATAAGATAGACGGTCAAACTACAGAAAGAGCAAAACCTGCTCAAAATGTAGCATCAGCTAAACGTTCTAGCTCAACAGGACGCAAAAAAACTGTGAGACTCTCGCCGTCACAGGTAGCAATTGCTAAAAGAATTGGCGTGCCACTCGAAGAGTATGCGAAACAACTAAACATCACGGAAGGAGCATAAGCATATGGAAAATGAAAAAATGAAAACTTCTCGTGCGAGTCAAACTAGAGCTAAGACAGCTAAAAAAGTAGTATGGACTCCACCCTCATCACTTGATGCACCACCTGCGCCCGCCGGTTATAGGCATAGATGGATAAGAGTTGAAGTTCTCGGATTTGATGACACTAAAAACGTGTCGGGAAAATTACGAGAAGGATGGGAATTAGTCAGAGCTGACGAATACCCAGATCAAGATTATCCAGTTATGAAAGAAGGCAAATACGCAGGAGTCATTGGAGTAGGAGGCCTTGTGCTGGCAAGGATAGCCGAAGAAATCGCGCAAGCTCGGGAAGCTTATTTTGCGCAAGCAACTAAAGACCGAGACGATGCAATCAAGAACGATCTTCTAAAGGAACAGCACCCAAGTATGCCAATCAATAGTGAAAGGCAGACTCGTGTAACTTTTGGTGGTACAAAGAAAAACTAAATTTTTTTAGTAATTCCTATCCAACAAAATAACTTAAACCGTACTGGAGGCCCTTCGGGGCAGGTACATATAGGAGAAAACAACTATGGCAAATGCAAGCACAACTGGTTATGGTTTTAGATCTGTAATGGCAACTGGAAGTACTCCAGCCACTCAAGGTCAAGCCGAGTACCAGTTATTTGATGCAGGCGGTGGAGCGTTCAACAAATTTTGGAAGAACGATCCCGTTTCATTAAACGACGGCGGTTCGGTTGCAGCGGAAGCAGGCTTTTTACAAAGCGCAGCTTTTGCAACAACTGACGACGGCAAAGCAGGTGGAAATTCTTACAATTCAGCAGGAACTTCACCTAAATTAGCGGGTATATTCAATGGAGCTTTTTATGTAGATGCGTCTACATCTAAGCCTACATGGGTAAACGCGCTTAACTCAGGCACCGATTTCGGTACTGATTACAACACAGGATCAAGCAACGGTATAGCTTTTGTAATTAATAATCCTAACCAGGAATATCAATGCAGAACAGGAGCAGTAGCAACTACAACTACACTTACTCAAGCTGATTTTGAAAATAGATACAACTGTAGTAACCAAGGTGGAACTGGTACAGGCGGTCAATCTGATGTTAGATTAGATGTAGATACAGCAGATGCTGCTGGAAATATGTTTAGTCTTGTTAGATTAGCTAATGAGCCTAATCAAACTGACATGACTGACGTCAATGGTGGCGTCGACGTGGTAGTTACGATTAACCCAGCTTCTAACTTGTACAAGTAATAGAATAAGGAGATAAAAAAACATGGCAATATCACGAGCACAGCTAGTCAAAGAACTAGAACCAGGTTTGAATGCTTTATTCGGACTTGAATACAGAAACTACGCAGATGAAGCAGCGGAAATTTTCGATACAGAATCATCAGACAGAGCTTTTGAAGAAGAAGTAATGTTATCTGGATTTGGAAATGCAGCTGTTAAACCTGAAGGTCAAGGAGTATCATTTGATGATGCACAAGAGACTTTCACTGCTAGATACACTAACGAAACGATTGCATTAGCATTCGCGATCACAGAAGAAGCTATCGAAGATAACTTGTATGACAGACTTGCGTCTAGATATACAAAAGCGTTAGCAAGATCTATGGCGAACACTAAGCAGATCAAAGGCGCAGCAGTATTGAACAACGGTTTCAATGCAACATATGCAGGCGGAGACGGAGTAGCATTATTTTCTACTGCGCACCCTACATTAGCTGGAACTTTTTCAAATACGTTAGCGACTGCAGCAGATCTTAACGAGACTTCATTAGAACAATCGTTAATTGACATTGCAGCGTTCACTGATGAAAGAGGACTTAAAATTGCAGCTAGAGGAACAAAATTAGTAGTTCCTTCTAACTTACAATTTACGTCAGACAGATTGTTAAATACTCAAGGTAGAGTAGGAACAGCTGATAATGACATCAACGCGATCAAAAACATGGGAATGATTCCACAAGGTTATACTGTGAACCATTACCTAACTGACACTGACGCTTGGTTCATTAAAACAGATGTACCAAATGGTCTTAAACATTTCAGCAGAACACCTATCAAGACGACTATGGAAGGTGACTTTGATACTGGAAACGTTAGATACAAAGCTAGAGAGAGATACGTATTCGGATTCTCTGATCCTAGAGGTGTATTTGGCTCACCAGGAGCGTAATAAATAATTAATTTAGGGGCCGCCTCAAAACGGCCCCTTTTTTTTGAAAAGGTAAGAGAATGAGAAAATTCCTAGTAAAAATAAATGCATATCAATATCATACAGAATTTGAAGTTCTGGCTGAAGATAATGTAGAGTCTATTGAAAATTCAATAGTTGACAAACTGGGAGAAAAAGGTGTAAAATGGGAATATCTTGGAGAAATGATGGATCCCAAGATTAAACGAATAACCTATGAGGAGGTTGTTGATGGTACAGGAGTTGTACAAACAAAAAAGGTCCTTGGAGTTGAAGTGGCAGTTGGAGTATGAGCAAGAAGGGAAATATACTCTAAACATGGTTAGGATTGATAATGCTATTAAAGACACTATCAACGAGATCAAACTCGAAGAGGCTAAAATAGCTGATAGACAAAACAACATTGAGATGTCTAAAGCCCAAGTTTCTGTAGCTACTTAATCAAAAGCTACATCGCTAAAATCGTACTTTTGTGTAAGGATCTCTTGCACTCTATTTAAATCTCATATATAACTTACTCACTATACAATTTTTAAATTGTTGAATGTAGACGCGTATAGTCGACGGCCTAGAGACTACGTTCACACTAACTAGGAAAAGGAGAAAAAAATTATGGCAAAAACAAACTTTTCTGGTCCGATAACTTCGGGTAATATCAGAAATACAACAGGAACAACAGTAGGTACTAATGTAAGAAACATTGGCTTTACGGAAGTAAGTCAAACGTTTCCAGTTGACTGGTCTATGTTTACTTTTGATGACGATTCATTAGTAACAACAACAGGTGGTGGAGCAGCAGGAACTACAGCAGGAACACTTACTCAAGTTCAAAATTACGTAATGCCGAATTCATACGGTGGAGTTTATGGTGCTGCAAAAGTATCAATTAACTCTTCAGGAAATGATTCAGGTGTAACGTTTACAATAACAGGAACTGACATCAATGGTGCTACTCAAACTGAGGGAGCTATCACAGGACCAAGTTCAACTACTGTACAAAGTACTAACCTTTACAAAACAGTAACTTCAATTGTTACAAGTGGTACTTTAACAGGTAATGTTAAAATTGGTTATGATGGAGCAGTAGTAACTACAAAAGTATTTTGGCCGTGCAGATCTAACTTCAACGTTGATCCTCAAGGACAAACAGCTACATCTGTTAACAGCGGTGAATTGCTTGACGCAGCGAACTTAGCTAATAATATTGTAATTCCAAAAAATTCAAGAGTTACATATATAAGAGCTATTGTGCCAGCTAATTTAGTCTTTGACTTTGCTGGAGCTACAACTATTGGGTTTGGAACTACTTCAT